TGCGGATTTACGCTATGCGAATTTACGCTATGCGAATTTAAGCTCTGCGGATTTAAGCTCTGCGAATTTAAGCTATGCGGATTTACGCTATGCGGATTTAAGCTCTGCGAATTTAATTATTTTTCAATATCAACGAGACGTAGCATACTACACATTTGACGGGTCGCTTCGTATAGGATGTATTGTTATGCCAGTAACAGAATGGATTTTAGGATTTAAAGAGATTGGTCAGTCGAATGGTTACAAAAATGAACAGATTCTAATGTACGGCCAATTTATCAATCAGTGCTTAGAGCATTTTAAAAGGAACAATAAATGACAACAATAAACGACTTAGAAAAACAATTACGAGTACTACAGCAAGAGTTAAAAATGTGTATCGCTAATAATGATTACAGTCAAACCGGAAGGATACTGACAGGGATGTCTACTGTTAAAGATACACTATTAGAAAGTTACCGTAACGCCTACACCAAGTACGTCGTTAGTTCTGTAAGTAACTCCTACGTAGACGTTATCAAACAAAGCGCGACCAACACTACCACTCCACTGAGCATCGTTAAGTAAATCTTTACTTACACTCACTACCCATTTTGGAGATAGGTTCTTTTTATCTGTTTTGGCTATCGTAGAGTTATCCTTTTCTACGGTAGTCTCTTTAGTTTCTATTGTTGTACCATCGGGGCGCGTTTCTTTTATAACCTTAATATTTTCTTTAACTTTGACAACTTCAATTGTTTCGGTCTTGATCTGAACATTAGCTTTTATAAAGTGTCGAGCCGCCAAACCGCCTATAACAAAGCATACAACTCCGACAACTAGATAGTTTTTTATCATTTGTTACCTTCAATGTAGTACTTATACAACTTCATAAAATATTCAAACGGAACAGCAACCTGCGTTTTTTCGTGATTTTTTGTGAACACGACGACAGGTACATTATCTTTAGCATTAGCCCTAGCTTGATCAATTGCGGCCCATACGGATAGTTTTTCTACGTTCTTACACTCAATCGACCAAGGAAATACCGCGCGTGCTGCTGGACTTAGCATAATATCTTCACCAGAGCTACCCATAGGTGTAGATCGAATATCATCAGGATGCAACTTAGATACTTCGATTAACTTATCACGAACTTCTTGCTGTAGCCGTCTTCCTTTTGCTTTGGCTGAGTGTGTTTTCATTATTGTTCAACCTGTTTGGGTTTATTGATTAGTGTATACTTAATTTCGTGCAGGTCAATTACGCTCTGACCAAAGAAATAGTCTCCGCGCTTCATCATAGTAATAAAATATTGTCGCGTTTCCGGTTTTAAGCACTGTAAAAAAGACTCAGCGTGAGATTCTAAACTATCAGCAAGATCTCGTAGTTCTTTAATCGTAAATCTACTCATTTCTTCGACCATTATAAATCCGTAGTGTACCATAAGAGATGCGCCCTCTCCTAGTTCTTTTTTATCTGCGTTTAACCACAAAAATGCAGCCATCGAATGGCACTGAACGCATAAAACGGTAATGTTGTTTTTATTGACATATTTAATAAGAATTTCGCCAGCATCCATCATACCACCAGGAGACACAACGATTATCTTTTTCTTTTTATTAGTTTTTAAACACTTAATTGTGCTATCAACACTTTCAAATGTTATAACACTAACTAATGGACAATAATCTTGTGCTTTAAATTCTTCCGCCGGTGCCAACGAAATTAGCGCCGTTAATATTAATGATAACATTAGTCTCTCCTCACGTTTACTTGTTTTTGTTTAAAAATAATCTCAGCCCGAAGCTTATCCATATCAATAACAGGACACGCCTTCTTAGATTCTGGCGCAATTTCTCTGTGGCCCTGAACCTTATCAATAGGAACACTATACTTAACCATTAGCGCGTGCGTAATCTGAATCAGTGCCGCCATTTGTACCGCAGTAGGTTGGTTTTCGCCAATCCACACAATACCAAGCGTTTTTGAGTTTTTACCTGCAACGTGCGATCCAACTTCCGAGTCAGGACGTCCGCGTTCGATAGTACCATTGCGACGAACTATATAATGATAACCACAATGGACGCCAGAAGGTGACTTCCATCCATTAGCTTTATGCCATTCGTTAATTTCTTTAAACCCAAGGTCCCTAGAATCGGGACTAGCAGAACAATGTATTACAATACCCTTTATTTCACGCATGCGCCGCCTCCTTGGAATATATATTCATTAGCTATCCACGGAGGTTCCTAATGGCCCGCAAATCGACTAAAGGCGAACTAATAATGCGTCGAGAGTTCGTACAAGACCTGATGCTAAAAGGTCACACACAGACCGAAATATCAACAATAGTTTCCGAAAAGTACGGAATTAAAAAACGCGTAGTTCTTGAGGATATACGAGAGGTTACAAAGTCTTGGGCATCTAAATCTGAGGAATCTCGTCCACTAATGAAGAATAAATTCTTAGATCGACTAGAGCTTATGTTCGCAACAGCCCTGAACGCAGGAAACATTAAAAGTGCCTTGGAAATACAAAAAGAGATCAACAAAATCAGCGGCTTATATCAAGAAACACAATCCGAAACTCAAGCCCCTCAGTTTATTACAATCAAGCCCCGCGAAAGTTTATCGGTAGTACCGAAGGCCGCAAATGAAAAACCGGAATAAAGAACTTGAGCTTTCAATAAGCCAACTAGAGTTTGTTGATTCAGAAAAAGACCTAGTGTTGTTTTGTGGTGGTCTTGGATCGGGCAAAACATTTGCCGGTGCAATATGGGCGCTACAAATGATTCACAAATACCCAAACACTCCGGGACTTATAACAGCAAATACCTACTCGCAGCTTAAAAAAGCAACACTCGTTTCTTTCTTTAACCTATGCGATCAGCTAGGCATCAGGTACAAATACAACGTTAACAATTCATACATAGAGATAAACGATACAGTCATATACTGCGCGTCTATGGAAAAATACGATGCGCTTCGGGGTATTGAGGTAGGTTGGGGTTGGTCAGACGAATGTGCCTTTTATAAAAAGGAAGGGTTTGACGTTCTAATCGGACGTATTAGGGATAAAAAGGGACCTTGCCAGTGGAAGGGCACGACAACACCAAACGGATTTAACTGGTTATACGATATGTTTATTGTTACAGCAAATGACAATAAGTATGTTGTCAGATCGCGTACATTAGACAACATGGTAAATCTTCCTGAATCATACATTAAAAGATTGACGGAACAGTACGACTCTAGGCTGTCAAAACAGGAACTTGATGGGGAATTCGTTAACCTCAATTCGGGTAGTGTTTACTACGGATTTGATCGCAATAAGCATATCAAACCTATCGAGTTACTTCCGAGCGATCACCTATATTTAGGTATGGATTTTAACGTCCATCCATTATGCGCCGTATTTTTTGTTAGGCGTGGTAGAGAGATTCATATATTTGACGAGCTTCACATGGAAAATAGCAACACCTTTGAGGCTGCCCGAGAAATACAAAAACGCTACCCAAATAAAGCCTTTAGTATATACGCCGATGAGACTGGCAACCGTCGGAAGTCTAGCAGCCAAACTACTGACCATGAGATCTTAAAAAGGGCCAATTTTAACGTAATGGGATTTAAAAACCCCCACGTAAAGGACCGCCAAAACAATCTAAATAGGCTCTTTGAATATAATTATATTAGGATAAGTCCAAAGTGTAAGTACTTGATAAAAGACTTAGAACAGCTTGTATACGATAACGACGACCCGATGCTAAGTCATATATCCGATGCCCTAGGATACGCAGCATGGGGCGTAGACCCGCTTGTTAGACCTAAGCGCGAAGCAACTGTTACATACTATTAAAAGGATGAAAATGACAAGAAAACCGTTAATGGAAATGATCCCAGACATTCTTTTATACATTAATAGTAATAGGGAGCAGCTCCAATTTGATCTCCGTCTATATCGGTTCTACGAAGGACAGGTTACACAAGAGATCGAACAGTCTTTATCTCGCGAAATGGTAAGTGCTGCTGCATATAATAGAGCGATCCAGCGTATACCATCAATTAACATCATTAAGAAAGTAAACGACAAGTTATCTAAGGTCTATACAGAGCCTGCTATTCGCATGTGTACAAATACAACAGATGTTGAGTTAATGAAGTCTATAGGTCAACGTTGCGGTTTAGAGAGTCAACTTATTACGGCAAATCGCATGACAAACCTTAACCGCAGATCTGCATTAGAGCTGTATGTTGATGAAGACTCGCTGAAAGTTAAAGTATTAGCAGCGCATCAGTTTTTGGTTTATTCCGATAGCATGATTAATCCGACCAAACCTACAGTGTTTATTAAGCTATTGCCAAAAAACACAAAGAGACATTTAATCACTGTTGATAGAAATGGCAACAGAGTTGAGCCATACGAAGAGGTAACAATTGTTGAAACCTACGGTTTATATACAGATACAGAGTTTATGATTATCGATTCGTCTGGCGATGTGCGTAAAGATCTTATGGCTGAAATGGGCGCAACTACGACAAAAAATCCATTCGGAGTTATACCATTTGTTTACATTAACACATCCAAGCTTGAGTTGATTCCATATCCAAATAAGACGGCTCTAGACATTTCTATTTTAATCCCGAAACTTCTTACCGACTTAAACTACTCTGCACAATTCCTAAGTCACTCTGTTATATGGACAAAGAACGCAAACCTAGCTGGCGCCGAAATTAATCCCGATGCCATTGTTAACCTCGGAGATTCAGATCCAGCAAACCCGTCAATCACGCCAGAGATTGGAACAATTGATCCGAAGACTGATATTCCGGGAGTTTTACAGCTAATCAATTTCCAACTTTCAAGCTACCTTACAACTGAGGGACTAAAAGCCGGAGGTATCGGTAATATGGATGCAAATCAAGATGCGTCCGGCGTATCTAAGATCATCGATGAGTCCGACGCGACAGATGCTCGCAAAAACCAAATGGAAGTCTTCAGACAAGTAGAACAAGACTTATGGACCAAAATTGCAGCAATGCAGGAATACGTTTCTAAGGCAGGTCTTGTTGAAGAGAAGCGTTTATTTAGCATGGATTTCCCTTTAAACATGTCAATTCGTTTTGCCGAGATTCGTCCTCTAGAGTCCGAGAAACAAAAGTATGAGAAAATCAAGATTGGTAGAGATCTTAAGTTACTCACGCGTAAACAGGCCCTACAAGAGTTGTATCCGGACTTAACAATGGAACAACTAGAGGCCCGCCTTCAGGATGTTGAAGATGAGCTAATGAAGGAAAAAGAAGAGATGTTGGATATGGGTATCACTCCTGGGTTTACTCAATTTCAAAACAAAACTACTACAGCGCCAAACAAAGGTATAAAACCAGACGATGACTCTACTAATTAATGTTCCGCAATCTTTAACCTCGGTTCAAAGAGAAGCGATTGGATTAGAAGTTATTGAATTTATTATTGATAGAACAAAGAACGGACTAGATGTTAATGGTAATCCGTTTGCTGCTTATAAAAAAAGCTATAAGGAAACATTTGAATATCAAATAGGACATAGCGGAGATAGTGGTGTAAACCTGACACTAACAGGGGACATGCTTGGAAATATATCTATTATTAATCATGGTGTTGGTTTTATTAAACTCGGGTTTGATGATTCACAGGCGGCACAGAAGGCAAAGTGGATACAAGCTCCATCTGGTCAAAAACAAGGTAAGCAGTCGCCAAGAAAGTTCTTCGGAATATCAGAAAAAGACCTTAACAAAATAATAGCTCGCAACTTAGACGGCAACACGTCAATACAAACAAATGCAACGCGAGGTTTAGCGGATAACGTAGTTCGGAGAATCCTTGGATTTTAAAGACTTGCAGAAAAAGCTAGACGCAGCACTCAAAGCCGCTCTAAACAAACAGACATTTGACGAGATCGGCAAAAATACAGCAAATCAAATCAAAACTAGGACCCGCCTAGGCAAAGGGGTAAATGACACACCCGGCAAACAAGAAAGTTTAAAGCCGTTGTCCGAGGCAACTAAAAAGATTCGCCAAAGTAAAAAAAGTGCTGGAAAACTAAGCAGCCAGACCGCCCCAACCAGATCGAATTTAACAGAGACTGGGGAAATGCTAGACTCTATTAAATACGAATCCAGTGCAACTGAGGTCAGAATATATATAGACGGCGCCGAGAACAAAAAGAAGGCAACGGACCAATCAAATCAAGGACGTAAGTTTATGAACCTAACAAAGGCAGAGATAAGCGAACTAACTCGATTTATACAAAAAAAGATTAAAGACAGTTTTAATAAAGGCTAGTAGCCGGAGGACAGTAATGGAAAATCAAGATAATGTTAACAGTGTTAACACTGAGACCGCAGGTAAGCAGGAATCAGAAGCGTTTGTTTCTAAAAA